CCATCTATATTATACTCTTTTTCTAAAAGGTCAATAGCTTTAGTAATTAAAGCTTCTACTTCATCTTTGATTTTATTTACTCTTTCCATTTTTTCTTCATTTTTATTAATTACTATTTTATAGGCTGCATGAAAACCAGCTAAAAAACCTACATATAAATAAGAATTAGAAGGACCATAACTTTCTTCAAGCATGTACTTTTTAGCCATTTCTTCTCTTTCTCCATCAGGTAGATCTAAAACATTTTTCATTAGTCTTCTATTTTAAATAAATTTAATCCCAAAGTAACTGTGTCTAAAGATTTTTTAATATTAGGATGCATGCTTCTAGTATCTAGTGTTAAACAATCATTTCCTTTTTCATCTTTAATTACAAAAGCAACATATATCTGATGACCATTATATTTATCTTCAGTAAGTATATCACCTCTTTCAAATGGTAAACCTTCAGGTATTAGATATTTTCCAGTTACTTTTATATAACTACCTTCTTCTATTACAGAATCTACTGTAAATATGTTATTTACTTTTTCCATTAGTCTTCTATTTTAAGTGTTTTTAAAAACATAATTATATCATCTATACTATGTTCTCCATTATAAATTTCTTGTTCAAAATATTTACCTTCTGGTTGTGGAGGAATAAGAAAGTAAAAATCATTATTCATTGCAGGCACAATATTATGATTGTCTTTATGTACAAAAGCATTAGAATTTATCAAAGGATGTGAATCTGCAGTTTTAGCATTTAAAACATATCCTAAAGGTACATTTCTTATATACAAAGGTTTAAAACCTAAAGTTTTAAGTACTTTAATATTATTTGTAGTCATTAGTCTTCAATTTTAAGTGTTTTAATCATCCATTCTGTGGGTTTATTTATATTATCAACCCATTCTTTTGCACTAGGAATATACCCGTTGCAATCTTCCTTTACATGTTGTTCAGCAACATATCTTGTATATACAGTTTTACCATCTGAGTTGACAAAAGACATTCCAAATATCTTTTCACATTCAAATATACCTTCACTATGATGTCTAAACATTCTGTGTTTACTATGCCCAATCCATTTTTTAGTTTCATCAAACCAATTATGTATTGCAATGTAATCACTCCATTCTCCACCCCATTTTTTTATTGAGGATTTACAGTGTTCTAAAGGATGTGCCATTACTCTAAAGTTTTATCAATCAGATTACCATCATGAGTATATTCTTCATACTCTGTAACTCTAATGTTATTATAAATACAATATTTACCGGACGGTACACAGATGCAAACATCTCCATTACCACCTTCATTATTCCACCAATCTTCAATATCATTAATTAATTTGTCATGAGTCCACCCTTCTATTAATGTAGTAATTTTACTGTTTAAATCTTCAAGTCTATTTTCTAAAGAAAAAGAATCTATATTATCTAAAACATCAGATGGTTCATTTATTTCTTCAGTAGTATAATTGATACTTTCAATTGCTCCACTGTCTCCCTCACCTTCATAGTGTATTCTAATACCGGTCACACCAAGGTCAGCCAACTGTAATAGAAGGCCTGTCATTTCATTTTCTGTCATAGTTATTTTGTTTTAATTAGCATAAAGCCATTCAAATCCTCCAGCTGTTTTAGCTTTACCATTTAAGCACTGACTAATTGTTCCTTCATTTATACTACAATAATTTGATGCTTCATGTGCATTTCTATATGTAGAAATATAACTACCTTTCCAATATTTATGAATAGGAGTATATTTATTACCTAAAGTTGATTCTAAACAATTTCCAATTTTATGTAATGGTTTGTTATTAAATACTTCTCTAAATTGAAAACCATTACCTGAATTTATTTCACCTCTTAAGCATTGAAAAAGAGTTGCAGGAGATATCTTCAAGTCTAAAGCTATTTGTCTTTTATTTTTACCTGTTACTATTTCTAGTAAGTGACCTTCAAGGTCATATATTGCTATTTCCATTTTATTTTGTTTTATAGAACCTCCCAAGGATGTTCCCATTTAGATACTCTTCTTTCTCAAGCACTTCATATTTAAACTGATGCTTTACTTCTTGATATGTTAATTCCATTCCTGAATAACATATCATTAATATCTCTCTCTTAATAATAACTCCTGCTTTGTGAGCATCTTTAAGAGTTTTATTACTACTGTAATAATTCATGAAATCAGGTTTGATATCCCTAGTATATTTCTTGAGTCTTTTATCAGTAGTCATAGCCAAAGCTTTTTTACCTAATGGTTTTTTGATGTTGGCAAAGAAATTCTTCTTACCAATGTATGCAACAGACTTACCATCTATGACAGCAGTCATTATGTAAACAAAGCCTACACCTCTTTCAGGAATCATAGAATCTGAAAACTGTTTACCTTTATATATCCAACTCATTTTTTTTAATTAATGTTTCAACAGACTCCATTTCTAAATGCATTATTTTTATGTCACGTTTACTAATAAAATTTAATAACAACCCATTTCTATGTAATAATAATTCAACTTGTTGTTCAAGTGCTTTAGTTTTTTTTTCTAATGTGATAATTTTTTCATTAAGATCTGCTATACTCATAATGCTTGTTTTAATAATGGAAATAACATTTCTCTTACTGCATTAACTCCAAAGTCTTTTACAGAATCTGAAAGATCTTTAGACATGTTTAAATTAATGTAGTTAAAGCCATATTTAGTCTGATACTTGATAGCAGAATTAATACCTGGTTCATCATTATCAAATAATACAATGATCTTTTGATACTTCTTTAGAAGAGGTGACATAAAACTCTCTGGTATGGTGCTATTCTCACTATCTGGTGCAATTACTTCAATACCAGTAATACCCAGTGTTTCAAAAGACATCAGGTCTTTTAATGAAGAAGTTATTATAAGATATTTTGATTTAAACTCAAGCTGATCACTACCTTGTATGTAATCTTTTACTTTAATGAATTTGTTTTCCTTATTCTTTGGAGTATATATTTTATACAATGTACCATCTGATCTAAAATAACCATAGATGAAATTACCTTGAATGTTTATTGTATCCAATAACTGACCTTCATCTTCCTTAGTCATTGTATAATAGGACAAGGGAAAAACATTGAACCTTTTTAGTATTCTTGAAGATATCTTAAAGTTCTTCCAATAGGCTTGATCTAGTGTGTTCCAATGTCTTATTTCATAATCAGACACCACATATTTGTTTTGTGGTTTGTAATCAATTCTTTCATATGTATTATTTGAAATATAAATGTTGTAATCATTCATTATTCTAAATGATGCAGCACCTCTACCTTCAAGATTAAACATATGCATTACAAGACTTAATCCATCTCCGTTAAAACCAGATGAAAAATCTTTAAATCTATAAAATCCTCTGTTATCTGTATAAATACACATTGAAGGAACTTTATCATTAATATTAAATGCAGATTTTATTTTTAAACTCTGACCGCAAAGTCTTTCTGTAAGGTTTAAATAATGCTCAAATACCCATTCTCTAGGGATGTCATTCAAATCAGAAATTATAATGTTTGTAGAAATCATAGTTTATTATTTAAAATAAAGGGGGACCTGAATGATCCCCCCTAAACTATATTAGTCTAAAGAAAAATCATTAGATGTATTTGGTACTACACTAAAGTCATCATCATCCCCAAAACTGTCAACATTTTTTACTTCAAGTTTTTTCAAATGTTTTGCCTCATCATAAGTAATTACTTTACCATCTTTGGTATTACCATAACCATACTTACCATTTTCTGCTTTAGGTAACCACATGTCATAATTAGTGTAACCACTTTTACCAACATACTCTTTACCAACAACACAAAAGTCAAGATACTTATCTGCAACTGGTGCTGTTTTATTAAAAGCATCAACAAAAGCTTCAATAGTATCATGTTTGTTGTGTTGTTCTGTCATCCATTCATTAATATCTAAGGCTTTGCAAAGATTTTGTAAAAAGATAAGAACAGATCTATCTCTTTGAATTTTAACACCAGATTTTGTTTCACCATCTGCAAATGCATATTGGCTTGCTTTTACTCTACCAATTTGACCAGCATAGTGTCCTTTGCTTTCATCATCTTTGTCAATCATGAAACCTTGGAAACCATCAATTGGTTTTGTTTCTACATGCATAATCAAATGATATGCATCTTTAATAAATTGAAAATCTTCAAGATCAATTCTATTAATTTTTAATGTTTGATTACCTGGGGTAATTGTTTTTGGTAATCCTGAACCCGCACTGCCTAAATCATCTGTACTTAAAGCCATTTTTATTTTATTTTAATTGTTACACATAAATTTTGTCCCATGTTGTTTTAAGGACACCATCAATCATTTCACTTATTACTATCTCCTCATTTCTAAGATGATCTGGTCTTGCACCACAAGTAACTTCTTCATTTGTCTTAAATGACAAAATTGTTTTATTACCTTTTCTATACATATACCCAATAGCATCTGCATTAGCACAAATAAGAGACTTAATTTTACCTGTCAAATCAATGTTTGCAGCCATAACCATGTCTCCTTTATCATCAATTACCTTGTCTTTAATATGACCAGATAAAATAATATGGGGTGCTAAGGTATCAATAAAATCTAATACTTGAAAAAAAGCTTGACGGATATATAAATAACCTGCACCATTTGGTAGTGTAGTTACATTATCTCCATCAAAGTTTTTACCCATGCTTGTTGCCTTGTAAAGTTTAATAGCCAGTGGCATAATCATCTCTTCTAATGCAGTTACCGTATCAATAGTAACAAACTTATAAGGACAACCTGCATCTTTAATTGCTTTACCAGTATCAATCAATTCTTGTAAAGAATTAACTTCTACCTTTAATGCATCAACATAGTTACTACCTTTCTCTAGGTCAAGAATAAGATTGTTATCTAATCCTGCATAAGCAGTAGTCTTACCTGTTTTTGGTTTAGAATAAATCACAAGTCTTTTTGGATTTACTCTTGTAGATGCAACCTTTTTTGTTGGAAGAATTATACTCATAATGTTTTAATTAAATCATTTAACCATTGTTTGTTGCTTACAGGTTTCTTCCATATGATTGCAGCAAAATCTTGTAAGGTCATTTCAGTTACTAATGGATCTTTATGTGAAAGTTCAATTTCAGCAACTGTTGTAGGTTTTGAATACTCAGTTTCAAAATTTGGAAATAACCCTAATGATTTTTGCAATTGTGGGATCTCTAGTGCAGCTTCCTCTTTTCTTTTTTCATAAAGAGCATAACTGATCTCTTGACCACTTGATAGAACAACTACCATCTCATTCACAGGAACAATATACTTTCTATCAGTTTTTCCTGCATTGTCAATGGTTTCTTGGAAATCATACTCTTCATCAAAATACGGATTGTACTTAAGTTTTACTAACTGTCTATCCTCTGACATAGGAACGATATTGACTACCTTACCAGATGCATCTTGGATATTTTCATAAAACTCAATGTATATATCCTCTCCTTTTTTTAACTCAGAATCAAAAAATTGAACCTGTCTTCCATACTTTCCTTTCTTAAAGAAAGCTGTCTTAATAGTAAAAAATGGTTCAGCAATACCAATTGCTTTAAAAGTTTCTATATGTTGCATATAGAATTCTTTTTCTTTGTCTTTTCTTAAATTGTTGTTTGTCATACTTGTTAATTTACTTGGATTTTTTGTGAAACTGCCCTAGCTGGAGTATTAATTTCTATAATCCTCATGGTTAACCTATCAAGTTTAAAGAAACTTATTCTAGTTAAACCATTTCTAGATTTGATAAAATGAAACACTAATGTATCCGGGTCTTCAATCAGAAACTTCTCAGGACCATATTGTTTTATTCTTCTTATAGAAGGTTTGTTAATACCCATAACTACGTCAGCATGTTGTAATAAAGCATCAGAACCATAAATATCAGAATCTAATACATAATTTCCATAGGTGCCTTCAATTTGTCTTTTGATATCATCAATATTTCTATTCAACTGACTTAGGACAATAAATGCAACAGGATACTTCTTTTTCATATTTGTCAAAGCTTCTCCTAATGCACCTAACATATCAAATTTGTCTTTTTGTCCAGTGTCATTTTTAAATAGAGCAGAATGATCAATTGCTACAAGGAGATTTACATATGTACCATCTGGGTTTTTGTGTCTTTCTAACTCATAATGAATAGTTGCACACATTTCATTTACTGTACACACATCATAAATCACATTTACAATGTCACTTTTTGCTGTTTCATGATAATAATCAACACATTTTTCAAAAATGTTTTTATCAATCAAATTACCGTTTTTACTCATTAATGTATTGTAATCAGCACCTGTTTTCAGACCAAACTTTCTTATTGCACTTGTTTCATCAACCATTTCCATTTGAAACTTTAGAACTCTAAACTTTTGATTAGGATTCAGTTCTATGATATCTGCTATCAACTGTTCCATAAATAAAGTTTTACCTGTTCCCGGTCTAGCACCAACTACAGTAATAGTTTTCCATTCTAATCCATCACAAAAAGCATCATTAAACTTAGGCCACGCACTTATCAGAGCAGGCAGTTTACCTTCTCTTCTTGCCTTCATCTTAAGAAGACCTTTTTCTAAACTTTGTCTTTCACTAACTGGTAATAAATGCTGTGCACCATTAAATAACTTTGCCATAAAGTTTAAATTAAATTATACAATTAAATCTTTAAAGTTTACATCTTCCTCCTCAGAAGGATTATTTATGTATTCACAATAACTTGCTAAGTCAGAATCCCAAGATTTATCAATACACTGTTTTCTCAAAAAATATTGAGAAGTTCTCATGAATTCATAATTATTGGATGCAAACTCTTCCACATATTTTTGTGTTGCTTGAAAGATTGTTTCCCAACTGTAATTATAATTCTCAAAAAACCATCTAAATGCATTCTCTAAAGTTTTAGGGTTTACTCTTGCATATTTTCCAGAGGATAACTTTTTATTAGGAAATATGTTTACATATGCCTCTATGTTTTGTGTAAAATTATCTCCCAATAAATCTTTAGATGTTTTGTTTTTGGTTTTTTTGAAATAACTATCAATCTCTTGCACTCAAGTTCTATGTTTACAAATGAATGAGGAAGTAATCCTTCTTTCAAACAGTCTAACACATAATATGTATTAGGAGATAACCCATTTTTTATGAGTCTATTAAATATTTCTGTCATTTTACCAAGTTATTGTTTCACCATTTAACTCTTGTACAAGTGTTTGAATTTTAGTAAAAACACCGTCTGAATCCCATTTAGATCCATTATAGGCAGCAGAAGCTGGATGTTTGACAAAAAACTTATGACTATTCTGATTAGTCATGTCAGACCATTCTTCAGCTTTTTTACCCATATATAGATAAATTAATCCGGGATTATAATTATTCAACCAATCTAGCAGATAAGTTGTAAAAGGTTTCCATATATCATAATGAGAACCTATTTTAGATACTTCAGTAGTAAGTGCAGTATTTAACATAAGTACACCCTGACGGGTCCATATTGCTAAATCCAATGGTCTATCATACCCGTTTGGGTATACTTTTCCAATCTCATCATGCATAAATCTTAAGGAAGGTTGTTCTTTCTCAGATTTACTACAGCTAAAAGCTATACCATCGGCAACTCCTAATGTAGGATAAGGGTCTTGTCCAATAATAACTACTTTTAGTTCACTATAAGGACACTCTTCAAATGTTCTAAATACATCCTTAAGAGGTGGTGTAAATCTTTTATCTTCTTTACTTAAATTATAAAGAGTTGTTAGTATCTGATCAAAATCAGAACTAAATATAAAAGATTTAAAAACTCTATCCCAACCACTGGGCTTAAGTTTATCAAACATTTTTTGTTTAATTTCTTCAATATTCATTTTTTTTGTATTTTTGATAAAAATTATTATTATGATAAGAGCAAAAGAACTTAAAGATGATGCAATTATAAACATCTCAGTAAATAAAAGCTTCTACTTGATGGCTAAAGCAGCTTCATTTACAATTCTTCAAGAAATGAACATTGAAGAAAAAGGTGATGAGTACTTTAAAAATATTATTACCACAAAATATGAAGACTTAGATGATTTGCAAAGAACTTTTTATACAATTATTCTTGTTCTTGCTGAAATTGAAAAACAAGCTACTGAGAAAAATTTGTATATTGAAAAAGATATTTTAGAACCTGGTGATGAAGGATACATTGATCCTAACCAAGACTAAGATTATAGTTATCTAATCCAATTTGAATACAACATTCAATTGCAAGCATAAGTTCATCTTTACTACAGTCAGCAAATGATTTATCATCTATGCCTGATCTAATTTTGATGATCTCTTTCATCTCTTCAAAAGTATAACCAGATTCTTTGGCTAATTCCCTAATACATGCATGTACTTTAGCTAATTGTGCTTTACTATGATCTGCATCTGCAAGATCTAAATACATGTCTACTTTTTGACCTTCTTTGATTTTATCTTCAAAGATCTCATATGCTAACTTATCTTTTGGTTCTAGATAAGTTAGCTTACCATTTTTCTTAATAAGTTTTAATGTTTGCATGCTAATCTCTAATTACTGTTTTACATACTTTGATAAAAGCTTTTAAATGCTTTTTCTTTGTAATTTCTAGATCCGGAATGTCCCATGAGATAACCTTCCAACCTTTTCTACTTAAAGTTTCATCACTATCTGATGATGCTAAACTTAATCCTGTTGCTAAGTCTAGAACATAATAGTAGTAATCATATCCATTATTAGTATCAACATCTCTAGCTTTTACTTTAATAAAGCCTAATTTTTTTAGTGTTTTTTCTGTCATCATCTTGTTTTCAACTTATTTAATTGTGTAATTTCCTATAAGCATTTCAGGAGAAACCATTAAAACAGTGTAGTCTTTCTTTACATTTTTATATGCATCAGAATAATAAACTACTCCATATTTCTTTTGTCTCTTGCTTCTGTAATGCTTAAGTATTGTATAGAGCATATAGAAGTTATCTTTATCTGGTGAACTTAACATATTCAATAAGTTTTTAGACTCATCATGTGTTATCATATTCATAGCCAGATTAAGATTAATTTCTGCAGCAAAAATAAATGGTTTATACTGACCTTTATGAGTACCTTCAGAATACATGTACCATAAATAGTTCATGCTTTTATCATCACTATTGCTTAATTCATAATGTTCATTTGCTATTTTACTAATGAACTTCCTTATTTCTGGTGTAATCATTTTTTGTAATAAGGTTTTTTATTATAATATCTATGTAAGTTTGTTTCTTCTGACTCCAACATATCTACATTATCATAATCAAAACTTAACATAATTG